TTCACCAGCACCTGGAGGTAAGGTTCCAGGATTTGCAAACTTGGTTCCAAAACCAGTTCTTGAAGACCAAGGATATGTGGTGATGAAAGGTGAACTGTTGTGAGAAACGGCTATAAACCGTGACTGTCTTTTACCTGATACCCATAATCCATAAATATACACTAGGAAATATCTCCTACAACAGTCCAAGCATCTGTTCCAACTTTAATACAAGATGCCCCTGAATATTGTACTCTTAATAAAGGAGCGGTAGAAGTAGCACCATTTGAAGTTATTGTTGTTGTTCCTGGGGTTACTGCTACTATAGTTGTTTGTCCCGCTCCAATTTGCTGAACATTTATAATTGTTCCTACTGGAAATGCAACGCTTGCATTAGTTGGTATTTGAAAATTGTTGGCAGATGCATTTGACATAGTAACAAGTTTTTGATCTGCGTCTGTAAGAACTGCTGTATAAGTGGCAGTTTGAGCATTAATAGTTAATGATGCAACAGGACCTGTTACTCCTGTAGGGCCTGTGGCCCCTGTAACTCCTGCGTTTCCTGTAACTCCTGTAGGACCTGTGTCTCCAGTTACGCCAGTTGCTCCTGTATCTCCAGTGACTCCTGTTGGACCTGTTGGTCCTGTTGCTCCTGTGTCACCTGTGGGTCCTGTAGGACCTGTCGCTCCAGCAGGGCCAGTTGCTCCAGTCATACCGTCTGCACCTGTAACACCAGTTGGGCCAGTAGCACCAGTTACACCAGCATCTCCTGTAACACCAGTTGGCCCTGTAGGGCCTGTGTCTCCAGTTACACCTTGTGAACCAGTAGCACCTGTGGCACCAACGGGACCTGTGACACCAGTAGCACCAACATCGCCAGTAACGCCTTGTGGCCCTGTAGCACCTGTTGCTCCAATAGGACCAGTTGAGCCTGTGGCTCCTGTAGGTCCTGTATCGCCAGTAACACCTTGAGGGCCAGTCGCTCCAGTTGCACCTGAAGGACCAGTTGGTCCTACGATACCTGCACTAAAGATTACAAGTAGAACATCTAAGTTATTACCAAAGTTAGTTGTTCCTGTTCCACCTGATGTTACAAGTGTTACTGGAATTTCAACATAGCCTACTTGTAATGTTGGTGTTGCATTTACTTCCCATTTTTGAAAATTGTTAGAATCTGAAGCGTCTTGAATAATTAAAACATCGTTGTCCTTGATCAAAGCCAAGAAAATATCAATATCAAAACCATCTTTGTCAATATGGCTTACATTGATTTGTGTAGCAGAAGTTTGTGTTGCATTATTCCAAATAAGATGTGTATTACCAGGATCTCCTGTAGTAATAGTTGTTTTTGCTTTATAGTCATAGAAGTTAGCACTACCGCCATCTGCTCCTGTTGGTCCCGTCGCACCTGTGACACCAGTTGGCCCAGTGCTTCCTGTTGCTCCAATAGGACCAGTTGAGCCTGTGGCTCCTGTAGGTCCAGTATCGCCAGTTACTCCTACGGGTCCTGTTGAGCCTGTGGCTCCTACTGGGCCTGTACTTCCAGTTGCTCCTGTATCGCCTGTAACTCCTTGAGGTCCTGTTGAACCAGTTACTCCTGTAACGCCCTGTAAACCTGTGGCTCCTGTTACACCTTGAGGCCCTGTAGGACCTGTAGCACCTTGAGAACCTGTAGCACCCGTTGCACCCGTTGCACCAGCACCACTTGGACCACTTGGCCCTGTAGGACCTGTAGCACCTGTAGCACCTGTAACGCCTGTTGCACCTGTGACTCCAGCACCAGTTGGACCACCTGGACCTGTGGGACCTGTGGGACCAGTTGCACCTTGAGCACCCTGTGGACCAGGTGCTGTTACTATGATTTGCTTATAGTTCTGTGGCATTTACTATTCCTTTTGCGTTAGTTAGATGAAACACGGTTGCCGAAGTTGTTTGGCAAAGTTCCAGGGTTAGAATATTTTGTACCAAATCCTGTTCCAGATACAAATGGATATGCGGTAATATAAGGGCTTCCGCTGCTAGATACAAAAACAGCATTACTGTTTCTTGAAAATGAACAACCGTATGACTCTACTCCACCAGGCAAGGTTGCTGGGTTTGAGTATTTAGTACCAAATCCTGTTCCTGGAGTCCAAGGATATGCGCTGATGCGAGGTGATTGACCATGAGCAATTGCTAAATCTTTTGCTGTTCCTGCAAAAGAAACATCATAGCCAATTGCTGCAGGCAAAGTTCCAGGGTTAGCATACTTACTTCCAAACCCAGTTCCTGATACAAATGGATATGCGGTGATGAAAGGCGTAACACTATGAGCAACTGCTACATCTGAAATCGTTGCTCCTGGGGTTGCAAAATCAATTCCATAGCAAGTACCTGTTGGCACAGTTCCAGGATTAGGATATTTTGTACCAAACCCCGTTCCTGAAGTCCAAGGATATGCTGTAATTCTTGGTGTAGTTATATGTGCTACACCTATATCAGAATTTTGTCCAAAAGAAACGGCATTTGCATCGTTTGGAGGCAAGGTTACTGGATTTGAGTATTTTGTTCCATAGCCAGCGCTTGAAAAAGAATAAACTGTTACAAAGGGCGTATCTACACCAACGAAGGCAACATTAGAATCTCCTTCAAAAGCAACATTTACTTGAATACCAGGCAAAACTGGTGATGGATTAGCAAATTTAGTACCAAAGCCAGTGTCTGAAAAAGCATAAGCAGATTGATATGTGGTAGTACGAGAAGAAACAACAACTGCACTGTTTTTTCTATTAAAAGCAATTCCTTCTACTGTGCCAGGGGGTACAGGTGCAGGATCCGAATATTTTGTACCAAATCCAGAAGTTGACCAAGGATATGCAAAAAGAAATGGTGTAGTAGAGGTTGAAACAATAACATATTCTTGTTTTCTTCTACTTGATTGAAATATGCCCTCAATATACATTATTCAATATCTCCAACAACATACCAAGAGTCTGTTCCAACTTTAATACAAGATGCTGAAGAAAATTGATTTCTTAATTTAGGTTGAGCAGAGGTTGCAGCAGTAGAAGCAATAGTAGTAGTTCCTGCTGTTACTGCTTGTATTGTTGTCTGCCCCACACCAATTTGAATAACATTAATAATTGCTCCTGTTGAAAAAGCAACATTTGCATCAGTAGGAATACTAAATGTATTTGCTCCTGCAACGCTCATTGTTACTAATTTTTGATCTGCATCAGTTAAAACTACTGTATAAGAACCTGTTTGAGCATTAACACTTAGTGCTGCAACTGGACCAGTAACACCTGTTGGTCCTGTAGGGCCTGTGGCCCCTGTTACTCCAGCACCACTTGGACCTGTTGGGCCCGTTGGGCCAATATCTCCTGTGACACCTTGAGGGCCTGTGGCACCTGTGGTGCCCACTCCTGTAGGACCAGTAGGTCCAGTATCACCAGTAACTCCTGTTGGCCCTGTGGGGCCTACATCACCTGTAACACCTGCTGGGCCCGTTGGGCCTATATCTCCTGTAACACCAGTTACACCAATTGGTCCTGTAGGACCAGTACTTCCAGTTACACCAAGTGGTCCTGTAGGACCTGTGTCTCCAGTTACTCCTGTGTCACCCGTTACTCCTGTTGAGCCTGTTGGGCCTGTTGGGCCAGTATCTCCTGTAACGCCCTGATCACCAGTAACGCCTTGTGGTCCAGTAACGCCAGTTGCACCTATTGGGCCTGTAACTCCAGTGACTCCTGTGGGTCCTGTGTCTCCTGTGACACCAATTGGTCCTGTTACACCAATTGGACCTGTGACCCCTGTGGGACCAGTATCTCCCGTTACACCTTGAGGACCAGTACTTCCAGTTACACCAAGTGGTCCTGTAGAGCCTGTAGGCCCTATATCTCCAGTTACTCCTACGGGTCCTGTGGGACCTGTTACACCTGTTGCTCCTGCAATACCAACGGCACCTGAAAGATTAACACTCCAAGATGAATATGTTCCAGTACCTGTAAATGAGGTAACTGTAAAATCTAATACGCCTGTTCCTGAGTTATAACTTGTAACATCACCAATCATTAAATTACTTGAATCAAATGCTACTACTACTGTTTGTCCTATTGAATAATCTACATTTGTATTTACTAGAGTAAATGATTTTGTACCGCTGCCAATTGCTACAGAACTTGTAGAAGTTGTTGCATAGGTGTCTCCATCTGCTCCTGATACACCAGTTACACCAGTAGGCCCTGTTGGGCCTGTAACACCTATTGGACCAGTGGATCCTGTTGAACCAGTATCACCAGTAACTCCTTGAGGTCCAGTGGGTCCTGTAGCACCTACTGGCCCTGTAACACCTGTTGGACCTATATCTCCAGTTACTCCTACGGGTCCTGTGGGACCTGTGTCGCCAGTAACACCAGTTGGTCCTGTTGCACCAGTATCTCCTGTAACTCCTTGTGGTCCAGTAACGCCAGTTGCTCCTACTGGTCCCGTAGATCCTGTAACGCCTTGCGGTCCTGTAGCACCTGTGTCTCCAGTTACGCCTTGAGGGCCTGTAACACCAATAGGACCTGTTGGACCAGTTGGGCCAGTTAAACCTTGAATGCCTGTAGGACCTATGTCGCCAGTTACGCCTTGAGGGCCTGTAACACCTGTTGGACCAGTTGGGCCAGTTAAACCTTGAATGCCTGTAGGACCTATGTCGCCAGTTACGCCTTGAGGTCCTGTAACACCAGTTTGTCCTGTTGGACCCGTTGGGCCTGTGTTTCCAGTTACTCCTGTTAATCCTGTTGGACCTACATCACCAGTTACACCAGTTGGGCCAGTTGGACCTGTGGCACCTGTGGGTCCACCTGATGGGCCTGTAGGACCTACTGGTCCTGATGGACCTGATGGACCAGTTACACCTTGTCCACCTTGAGGGCCAGGGGATGTAACTATAACAAAATTTGGATCTGAATCATCAATTATATTGTTAAACATTTGCAGTCACCTGCTGAGCAACTGTAATTTGTCCTTGAATTAAACGAGTAATAATTCCACTATTGTCAAGTTCTAAATCATATACATAGAATCCAGCCTCTAGTGCTCCTGTATCTTCATCGCTTATAGTGATTAAAATGTTTCCAGTATTGCCTGTAATTACAATATCTCCATCTGCTGATGTTAAAGTTAACTCTGCGGGAGCATCAAAGGCACGACGCAACTGCATTCTTGCAGTGTTGCCATTTAAATTAACAGGAACTTTATTTGAATCTTGATATACAAGGTTTAAATAAAATGTTGCTCCTTGGTCTACTGTAAAACTATAAATACCTGCGGTCATGTTATTCCTTCTCCGTTACCCAGATTAAAAATGCCCCAAGTGCTATGAAACTAATTGGTGGAAATATAAGAAAGAGTCCGTATGAAGCAAGACTTACGCCTACAACCTCTGTGGTCAATGACCAGTCCATATTTGGCTTCTTTAGTTTCATGTTTCTCCTTATAGTGAATAAAACCTGGCTACAGGCTTAACGGGTACAGGTATTGTTGCTCTATCATAACTGAATATAGCAGCAACACATGCGTCAATTTTCTTTTTGCTATTAGCCTTTTGAATCATAAGACCTCTTGAGGAAGTCTTTGTCATAGCGTTAGCAACATGTCTGTTTAATGCTTCATGTCCAGAGTGAGTAAATGATCCATTCATAACTGCCTCAAAAAACTTGGCTGTTGCTGGAACCATTCGTTCTGCAGAGTTTGGATAAGAAACCACTGGCATTCCCTCTTCATCAAAAAGCATAAATGTTCTTGAATATCTCGCTGGATCAAATACAATTTCTCTTACACTATAGTCTGGATTTCTATAGTTTTCAATAATTGTTTGTTCAACTTCAGCAACAGGTATAAACCAGTTTTGATCTGCATCATCTGGTCTTTCCCATATTCCAACTATATCCAAATGCGGTTTTTCTCCACCTAGGAACCAGCCTACTATGGCAGTTGCATCTCCATTGAAAGATCCATCAAATCCAAGTATAACATCTTCTCCAGGGATTTGTTCTCTGTTTTTAAGAGTTAGGGCATCCCAGGCATCAGTAGGTATCCAAGTCTGTGCACTGTCTGTCCAGAGGTTAAGTCTTTTAGTTTTAAATTCTGCTTCTGGGGTCAATAGAGATGCTGACTTCATATCTTCTGCAGATAATATATCTCCATAGGATGGATTGGCAATACGCCAGTTATCTTCATCCTTGTAGTTAAGTTTTTCATCTCCCTGATACCAGGCGAAAAAGAAGGAAGGATCTTCTACTTCTCCCTTTGAAAGTTGTACGCCTCTATTGTACATTTGAAAACAGAGGGACTCTTTGCCAGATGAGTCATACTTCGTTCCAGCAGTGGTAATTGCTACAAGCATTGGCTCTAGACGAGCACCCATAGACAATGACATAGTGTCATATAGTTCTCTATTAGGTTGTGAATGTAACTCGTCAAAGGCCACAAATGTAGAGTTCAAACCTTCTTTTGTGAACGCTTCTGACGATAAGGCTCTATATATTGTTCCTGTACCTGGGTTATAAATAACATCTCTAAATGTTTGCAGTACCGCTGAGAGTTCTGGTTCTAACTCAATCATTCGCTTTACCGTCTTAAAAATAATCTTTGCTTGGTCTTTATCTGCAGCACATGAATAAATCTGACCACCATTTACTCCAAGCAATAACTGCTCTAGGACCAGAGTCGCTAGTAGGGCAGACTTACCTGCTTTACGAGGAATGCCAATCAAAGCACGGCGATGTTTTAGAAGGCCGTTCTCATCTTCTGCATATAAATTAAGAAGCAGTTCTTTTTGCCAGTCACGCAAGACTAGTTTATCGCCAACATTTCCAGCAATAGAGTCTTCTGTAATACGGCAAAGTGTCTCAGCAAAGTCAATAACATCATAGCCACGGCTATTTGCTAGTTCGCTTTGTGACACAGGGGATAAAAATGCAGGAGGCCAATGTTCTATTTTAGTCTCCATCATTAACCCTTATATGCTAACGAGAGCCTATCCTTATCAAAATCAAGTTCTAACACTTCTACATCTATCTCATGTCCAACTGTGAATTGCTCAGGAGTCCATTGACCCATCTTAGTTTTATGAACTAAACCAGAAACATGATCTAATGAGGCAAAGATTCCAAACTCAGTAACACCTGAAACGGTTGCTGGATAAACTTGTCCTACCTGTAGTTTGCTAAGGTGAATCATCTTATCTCGTTTAAGTTGTTTTTCTTCAAGAGCCTTACGAGATATTACAATATTTTTTGTTTCCTTTTCAAACTGAATAATCTTGGCACTTATTGTTTGGCCTATATATACAGAAAGATCATCTGATTTATTAATATTAGATTGAGATGCTGGCAAGAATGCTCTTATTCCAATATCAACAATCATGCCACCTTTGACAATCTTAGTGATTTGACCAGATACGACATTATCTTCTGAATTGAAAATAGCCTCTACTGTGTTCCAGAGCATCTCTACTTCTGCTTCTTTTATAGAAAGAAGGTATTGTCCCTCTTGGTCTATACCTATAACTGTGCCTTCTAATACCTGGCCAATTGAGACAATATCACTTATCTCAAAAATCTTCTTTACACTTACTTCTTTCTTAGGAATAAATGCTTCTGTCTTAGATCCAATATCAAGAAGGACTCCTTCACGATCAATCTGGACTACTATTCCTTTAACAGTATCTCCATGAGAATAGTGTTTCATTGATTCATCTATTGCTCTTAGGAAGTCTTCTGCTGTTCCTATGTCGTTAATTGCTACCTGGTTCATACATTGCCCCTTGATTGTCTATGTCTTCTTCAAATACTATTTTAGCACGATTCTGTCTTTTTTCTAACAACTTATCAATAGATGTTGCAGTTCTTACTTCTGCAACTCCTAAACGAGATCTAGAAACTGGATCAAAGCCCAGGGATGTTAGCGCATCTGTGTAGGCTCTGTTAATTGCCACATAGGCCTTAGCATCAGCAGGCTCTGTAGAAATCATATAACGCTCTCTGGCTGCTTCATTTGCATCAGCCAAATAAGATGCATTCTTGATTGCCTCAATATCACTAACAGGACTAAGCCATGTAACGGCTATACCCCATGCACGATTCCATAAATCTAGTCCAGACTTATTAAGATTTTCTGGTGGTGTTGGTATTTCTTTAGCCATTGGTAAATGTGTAATTACATTTAAATCAGGCAAAGGTCTTCCACCAGGGTTGCCCATGAGTCTTTTAATCTCATTAGGCTTAGGTGGCCTTCCTGCAATTGGTTGTGACATTTATGTTATTTTCCATTCTACTTAAATTCCTTTTTGCAACATGGTTGACAAAATTTGGGCAAATGTCCAAATCTGATAATATCGCTATATTATACAGAACAG